GAAAAGTGTGAAGGATCTCGTGAAGTATCTTCTGGTTTATATAATATAGTAAAAGTATTTGTAGATGTATATGTTCGTGTTATAGGAGCAATATAAGGATTTGTATAATATCTTCCATAAAAATATGAAAGATTTAATGGCAATGTAGGAACTGTATAAATTGTTCCATTTGGAAATTCATATAAAGTTTTCCCAACTAATTGACTCATAGAAATAGGAGAGGCTCCTAAAGCATTCGCAACAGTTATTAATGATAAATCTCCAGAATCTGGAAACTTTGACATATCTATTAAATAATTATAATTATTATGTAGATATATTACAAATCTTTTCACAATAATTTATCAACTTTATTAGATAACTCCTTAATAGCTTCGATTAATAATCCAGTTATATGACCATATGATACTGATTTGAATCCTTCAGATGAATTATCAGTTAATACAACTTCGGGAAGAACCTTTTCAACTTCTTGCGCAATAACACCGATCTTTCTTACTGAACTACTAATAGGATAGTAAGATACACCGCGCATTTGTATAACAGTTGATAAGGCATTTTCTAATGTATTAATTCTGTCTTTTAGGCGCATATCTGATGTAGCTGTTACATCTATCCCAGTAATATTACCATTTACATTTAATGAACCCCCTGTTAGTACACTACCGCCTAATGGGTTTAGAATCAATGTTGATACTGCTGTATTACTAGTATTCATAACCTGAATGCTACCATAATTATTGTAAGCACCCATTATTGTATTAACATTTGCTGTATTAGATAAAGCATTTAATCCAGTTTTAGCATTATCTGAAGTTATAGCAGCAGTAGCCCCACTATTAAAAACAATAACACCATTTATTTGTGAGTATCCAGAAACATTTATCCCACTACCAAAGCTTCCATTTCCAGATGCATATACATTACGACAATTAGTACTAATTGCAGAAATATCTACATAACTAGTGGGACTACCCATAAATATATCACCTCCTAGAGGATTTACAAGTAATGCGTCTGGGCTTCCATTAACATAAGTTTGAATTGAACCTGCGTCTAATGTAAAAGGTGATGGACCATATTTACTTGCGCCAATAACTGTAGTAATATTATCTAATGTAGCAGATATACCTGATGAGATATTACCAGTGCCTATATTAACTTGTAATTTAGTTGTAGGATTAGTAATACCAATGCCAACATTTCCACCAGTATTACTATTATAGATATTACTTCCTGAACCAGTCCAATATATATCATCTGAGGCAGCTAATCCATTAATACTGCTTATTCCATTAAGCTCACCGTGTGTCATATTAATAATATTTGTAGATAAAGCGCCTCTAATATTTGTAGTGCCATTTACATCTAATGTTGCTTGTGGATTTGTTGTATTTATTCCATAATTACCACCATTAACAAAATAAGATGGTTGATTTGGATCAGATGGTAATGATATTAATATATTACTATTTGTTCCTGGAGCATATTGTCTAATATATCCATTTAAATATAAGTTACAATATTCTCTATTGGTTCCTTCTATATTTAATGAAGCAAAACCAGTATTACCATGTACTTCAAACGTATATGATGGTGAATTAGTTCCAATACCAATATTACCTGTATTAGTAATCCTCATTTTTTCAGAGCCACTCGTTCCAAATACTATATTAGTGTTCATATCAGGTAATCCTGAATATCCAGATAATTGTATATATGATATTGTATTAGTATCTGTTCCACCACCAGCAGAAAGTTGTAAAAACCCGTCATCTCTAAGAACTCCATTGGGTCCTGAAATATCACTGCCACAACCGTGAATTACAAAAGATGATATTACATTAGAAGGGGTTATAGCAGGTCTTATCGCAGTATTTCCAAAATTATCACTTAAACGTATTCCAGATTCTATATTTAATCCAGCAATATTATTAGTAGAAATACTGGATACATTTATATGACCATTTACATCTAAAGTTGCCTGAGGATTATTAGTACCAATACCAACATTACCAACTTGTGTTAAATAGATAGCTTTTGTGGGTATAGGATTATTAGCATCTATTCGGCCAATTTGAAAAGTACTTGCTCCACTATAATTATAAGATACGCCTACAAAGTATCCACTGTATCCCAATGATCCAGCTGTTATACCATCTCTAATAAAAATAGCATTTTCTTGTGAGCCATTTTGTATTTTTAGAGCACCATACTCTACATCATTTGTATTTAATGATAATCCTCTATTCATTATAGTACTTTCATTTACTGTAAGATTGCCATCAATTATAGTGGTGCTCGCAGTTAATACATTTCTAAAAATAGAATTACCAGTTATATCTATTCCTCCAGATGCTACTTCTAATCCACCACATTCTATAATAGCATTATCGTTCATATTTATAGTATCAATCGCAGGATATAATGCCCACAGTGCTGCTGCTCCACCAATCGCATTAATAGGTGGATCTAACATATCATAACGTAATACACGACATTGTATATCACCATTTGTATATAACGTATCATTCGGACTATAACCAGAAATTAAGGCAAATCCAGAATTATTTGGGAGACCATACTCGTCACCAAAAGGAGACGCATTATTATTCGCTAAGAATTGACCTCCTAAGCAAACTACATTTGATAAAAATCCAGATAGTGTTGATGTAGCAATATATGTGGCGCCACCACCACCTCCAGCTGATGTGCGAGCACTAGCGCCACCACCACCACCACCTGTATAGCCACCACCACCCCAACCGCCGTGAATTGAATTAACTGTACCGCCTTCACCGCCTACAGTTAACCCTCCTGTTACAAGTAAATTAACTAAATTAGCTGAACCACCTGTATTACCATTTGTACCAGGACTAGCAGGATTTCCATTACCACCGCTACCACCTAGAGCACTTTGACCGCCCTGTCCTCCATCCGTATCTGAAATAAATACACCATTAATTGTACTTATGCCATCATAACCATTTGTACCTAATCCTATATAGTCCATATTAGTCATAGTAATTAATCCTTGTCCACCGCCACCGTGACCGCCACCTGAGCTAGATGATATACCTGATGCGTAACCATTGCCACCTCCTGCTCCTAAAACTGCTACAAGTGTTGATACATATGTTCCTATGCCAGTTGTACTAATATATACAAGTGATGTACCTTTAGAGCCATTATTATCAATTGTACCTATCGTAAATCTTAGTGAATCACCCTGTTTTACTGTTAATGTACCAGATAGATAAGCGCCATATCCAGGTATATCTTGATTTATACCTGAATTAGCTAATGTACTTGCTCCTCCAGCACCAATTAACTGAAAATTAATTTTTGAAATAGTTGAATTAATTGTATAAGTAGTAGTAGTGGTAAAAGATTCACTAATTGGTAATCCACTATTAGCCCCCCAAATTGTAACATTAGAATTTGTAGGATTTGTAAGAGCACCAGGTTCAGTAAATACAGTGGATCCATTTACAAAAAGCGCTAAATTATCTGCTTCAATATTAACTTGATTATTAAATGTAATAGCAGAATCAACTGAATAGACTGTAGATAGATATGATATATCCAATTTAGCATTATCTGCCAGAATAGATGATGTATTAATGCTTGATACATAAATATTATTAGAAGGTGCTACTAATCCTCCAGTAGTTGTAATAAGAACATAATTACTTGGAACTGGTAAATATATACTGGATAAATGTGTAATATTTGAACTTAGATTAGTTATAATGGCGGTATTAGAAGTTATAGAATAAATTATAGCATCATTTGAACTAATATAATTTATAGTAGCAGTATTTATAGTAGCATTATTTATGGTAGCCGTACTACTATAAATAGTAGATGCGCCAATGCTTGATACATAAATATTATTTGAAGGAACTAATTGACCATTTGTAGATGTAATTAATGCGAAATTACTTGGTACAGGTACATCATAATCAGTTAAAATAAATGTTTTATTTGAACCGCTATTGTACGTCCTAATAGCAAGAGGGCCGCTATTTGTAGCACTAATACCTGATGAACTCATCTAGAAACGTCTGAGAATGAAATTAATCCTATAAAATCTTGTAACACAATGTGCGAAACAGAATAGAATATTAAATATCCGGAACATTCAACAGGATGCCAGCAGGAGGTGGTTTATTACAATTAGCAGCAACTGGAAAACAAGATTTATTCCTAACGGGTAATCCCCAGATAAGTTTCTTTAAAATGGTGTATCGTCGTCATACAAACTTTGCCACAGAAGCGCAGCCTATGTATTTTGATGGTACCCCTAATTTTGGACAACGCATTACCTGTCTAATTCCACGCAGGGGTGACCTCTTAGGTAAAGTGTATTTAGATGTTACCTTACCACAAATTTATGATACATCGGGTAATCCATTATCTTACACAAATTCAGTAGGTCACGCATTAATAACAGAGATTACATTTGAAGTAGGCGAACAAGAGATTGATAGACAAACTGGTGAATGGATGGAAATATGGTCTCAATTAACAACACCCGCAGGACAACGTGACGCACTAGGCCAAATGATAGGTCGTCTAGATCAATATTTACCACCAAATTTAATACCAGGATCACAATCCGAAGGCATACGACTCCTCATTCCTTTACAATTCTATTTCTGTAATAATCCTGGTCTATACTTACCTTTATTAGCTCTCCAATATCATCCTATTCGTATTAATATTACATTAACACCGTTACAAAAACTATTCTGGGCCGATCCAACTAATTATTTGCCAGATCCCTCAAATCAAGAAATCTGGAAACCAGCTTGTTCTATTAATGTGGATTGTACTTCACAAATTGTAAATATTATGTTATGGGGTGAATATGTATATTTGGATGTTGAAGAGCGACGTATGTTTGTTTCAACCTCTCACGAATATCTAATTGAACAAGTTCAATACACACCACCTTATGCCGTTACAGCTCAACAACAGACTGCTACAATTTCTGTTGAGTTTAATCATCCAATTAAGGAATTCTTTTTTACTGTACAGCGTGATGAAATGGTAAATCGCAATGAATGGTTTAATTACAGCAATTTAGCTATTTTTGAACCTGTATCTCCTCTGGTCGCCCCTTATTTAAATCCCTTTAACAATCCTGGTGGACGAACAGATTTAATAGCTACTGCTAAGTTACAATTAGATGGTTATGACCGCTTCCAAACAAGAAATCCAATGTATTTTAGACTACAACAACCTTACGACCATCACAGTTATACTCCGGTCTTTGACTACATTTACAACTATTCTTTTGCTCTAAGACCAGAAGATGCCCAGCCAACAGGTACAATGAATGCCAGCAGAATTGATAGCATTGTATGGCAAATTGAAATGAATCCAATACTAAGTAATCCTACAATTCCCGTCTGGCAGCAAAGAGGACCCTGTCACATAGTTGTTTACGGACATAACTATAATGTATTCCGTGTGATTAATGGGTTTGGTGGCTTACTCTTTACTATTTAGACACTCTCAAATACTTTCTTAAAGTTATAAATTAGCTTTATGCGCATAGTAAAGCTAATTTGTAAAAAGTCATATTAAACAGTAATGAGTGGCGTGTCTCAAATTAACTACTGGAGGGAATCAAAGAAACCCAATAGTACTGATAAAGCAAATACATCTGAAGGAGGACCAGGAGCTACATATTTGTCTTATGATGTATTTTTAGGTCTATCTGTTATTGGGGGTTTACTAGGTTTGGATCATTTGTATTTACGTTCTCCTTTAACATTTATAGCAAAAATAATAGTAAATACTTTAACATTTGGTAGCTGGTGGATATATGACGCATCACAGGCAGTTTTTAATAAGGATGTTGTTAAAGTATTTGGTCTAGGCATTCCAGGATTTGGGCCTAAAGGAATTGGAGCAGGCGTTTTAGCAAGTGATGTCCCTGATAAGAAGCATATGGCATTCTTTATTTATGCTTTGGCCCTATTCTTTGGAGGTGTGTTTGGTCTAGATTCATTTATAGTAGGTGATAAACAATCAGGTTTCATTCGTTTAATATGTCTAATAACTGCTATATTTGCTCCAATTGCCATTTTCTGGTGGTTATTTAATATGGTAAAGTTTTTCTTTAAAACAAAGGATGTGACTAGCCAGCATTGGGAATATTTTGGAGCACCGCCACCTGCTGATCACGGTCTAACTTGGGGCCAAAAGATAATATCTAAGATTCCATTTTTAAGTACACTTTTTAGCCCAATTGCTACAATTAAACAAGATGCTAAAGCTATTGTAAGGAATGTAGTAGAAAGTCCAGTAGCAGCTATTAGTGCTATAACGTCAGAGGCAGAACCAGTTGTTAGTGCTGTATTAGCACCAGCCGCATCTATTATACAACCATTAGCAAATACAGCGGAATTAGCTTTAGGAACTGTAAAAGACGGAATTGATTTAGCAAGTAAGACAGTAAATATAGCAGGTAAAGTAGCAGATGATGCTACTCAAGCACTAGGTGTTGTATCTGAAGTAGCAGGTGAAGCAGCTGTATTACCTAATAATTTAACTCTAGATACAGCTCAAGAGGCTTTAAGTAGTCTAAAACAAGAAGGAGGTGCTAATTCAGGAATATTACCATATATGGTAATTGGTACATTTGGATTAATTGCTGTGTCTGGATTATTTATGACATACCGTCGTTCTAAGAAGAATGAGCAAGCCGAACGAAATGATACCCCTCCCGAGCCAGGAGTTCTTTGAGAGTCTAATAAAGAAAAATCCCCCTAAACCACACGATCCAATTACTATCATCAAGTTCGGTGCTAAATGGTGTGGTCCTTGTAAGAAAATTGATATGAATTATTTAGTTGGTTTAAGTGATAAAATAAAATGGTATGAATGCGATGTGGATGATAATGACTATACTCCAGGATTCTGCGGAGTAAAATCTATTCCTGCATTTTTAGCAATTGTAAATGGACAACCTCAACCTCTTTTTGTTTCATCTGATACAATAAAAGTGGCAAGTTGGATGAAAGGAGGATTTAAACCAGTATAAAAAAGAATAGAATAACTAAATATATTTTATTAAAAAGTTAATTTAGTTATTTATAACGCAAATATCTGTATTTGTACGCATCCATTACCACCATCCCCTCCATAATAAAATGTTCCAAAAGGTCCACTACTATTTACAGCTCCACCGCCTCCACCGCCTCCACGAACACCATTTACACCATCACTATCAACGCCTCCTGTTCCACCTATGCCAAGTAATGAACTACCGCCGCCACCACCACTTGCTTGTACTGTAATATTTGTAATATTGCCGCCTTGGCCGCCCGATATTAAACCACCTGGTCCATCTCCATTACCGCCTTTTATATTATATTGAGAACCTGTAAAACCTACACGATAACTGCCATAACGCATTGAATATAAAACACAAGATGCTCCGCCTATACCTGTAATGGTAGAAAGTTCAACTTGTGATCCACCAGTACCACCACCATAATATCCATTACCTCCAAAATCAGTATTTATATTAACTCCTCCATTACTATCAGCACCATTACCACCAGTAGCATATATATTAATTGTACCATCAAGTGATTTAACAGTTGTTGCTCCTCCATTTTCTCCTCTTTTATTAGCATCTATATCAGGACCCCCCCCAATTCCACCTATTCCTCCACTACCAATAGTAATTTGAATTGTTGAAGTAACATCCATATAATATGTATTAGTAATTTCTTGACCAGAACCACCTCCACCACCAGCATATTTGTCTCCACTTATTTGTGAATAACTAGCACCTCCTCCTCCTCCCGCACCAATAGCTAATACATTAACACGAACTTTATTAACAACTTGAGGATTATTTATAGCATTAGAAATTACAAATGTACTATTAGTATCATATATATTATTTAATAGTATATTTCCTCCAGATGTTATTGTACCAGATACATACACATTACCAGTTACATCAAGCGCGGCTTGTGGTAATGAGTTACTACCAATTCCAACTTGTCCATTAACATCAACGATTAAAGCAGGGACAGGAGTATCTTCAGGCATATCATACGCATATAGTTGTAATGTGCTTGGTACAAGTGTAGTAGCTCCTCCATTTGGATTAGAACCAGAATTAAACCAAATAAATTTAGATGTATCAGTTGCCATACGAAATATATTTTGAGTACTAGAATGTATTAAAGATAAATCAGTTCCAGATGTGTTAGTATTAATAATATTCAGATTATATCCAGATTGATTAGTTGATATAAGAACATTGCCAGATAAAAGTGTATTACCAGTTACATCAAGTGTTGCCTGTGGAGTACTAGTTCTAATACCAACATTTCCACCAGGTTGTAATGTCATTACATTATTATCTGTTCCACTAAAATTAGAATTAATTTGAAGAGTAGATGGCATTAAACCATTAGGACCGCCTAGTGCTGAACAAGTATATATTCCCCATTTATTCTGTTGTGTTTGAAATAATAAGTTAGTTCCAGAATTTTTATCAGCATTATATATTAATACATTTGTTGTTGAATTAATTGTCGCATTTGTTATACTAAAATAATTATTATTATTAAAATTACCAATATTAGATATATCTACTAGAATATTTGTACTAGTGATTAGCATTCGTGATAATCCCCCTGCCAAAATACCTATCAATCCAGGTTCTATACTATTAAATCCAGTAGTAGGGTCATTATTAAAATAAATAGATGGGATGAATGGATTAACACCAGTTGATACACGAAGTTGTCCAGTTACATCAAGTGCTGCTTGTGGTAATGAGTTACTGCCTATTCCAACTTGCCCATTAACATCAACAATTAAAGCAGGAGCAGGAGTATCTCCAGGCATATCATAAGCATAGAGTTGTAAAGTGCTTGGTACTAATGATGTAGCTCCTCCATTTGGATTAGAACCAGAATTAAACCAAATAAATTTAGATGTATCAGTTGCCATACGAAACATATTTTGAGTACTAGAATGATCTAATGATAGAATAGTACCTGATATATCAGTATTAATAATATTCAGATTATATCCAGGTTGATTAGTTGATATTAATACATTACCTTCAATTGTTAGTGTAGTGGATGGTATAATAGTATTTGTATTTAATGTGCTAACATTAATCGTACTAATATTAATACTATTAGAAAATACAGCAGCTCCATTAGTAGATGTAATTAATACTTGATTAGGCGGAACAGGAAGGCCATTCGGCTGATAGGCTATTGTATTTCGGAGTGATAAAAATCCGAAATCACGAGATGTCATATTTCTATATATAATAGATATTTATTTAGAGTATAATAACTCATTATATTTTTGTAATATAATGAGAATAAATGGAGGGGTTTAAGCGTCGTCCCCTAATTTGCGAATAACATTCTACCTCTTCCTTTTGTTATATCATATACATCCCATCCTTCAGTAAATACTCTAAACTCAGAACGCCGTTGTGCTATCCAAGGATTTGGCAGAATATTAGCAAGCTCTAAATATAATGTGGGTCTATCGGCTGTAGTAAAATTAACAGTACCTTCAGGTTGTCTAGGAGAGGGATAAACTGTCCCATAATTATCGCCAGTGCTCCATCGCATTTCACTAATTCCTAATCCACTAGCCTTTTCATCCTTAACTAATTGACTAATATTCTGCCATAGAAATGGCTCGTGTTGATTTTCGCGATCTCTTCCTGCGATTACAAGCTTCATAGTATAGAAAAAAGCACCAGAATAAATAGTGTATGGTTGTGTCGCAGTAGGTGGATTAAATTCAAAGTAGTTATTATAAAAATTATCTAGCTGATTTCTATCAAGAGCGTTTTGTGTTCTAAAAAACCAGAAAATACGCTCTGTTGGATGACGTCCATCTAGACGCCGTGTTACAGCAGCAGTTCCACCTTTATCCAAAGGAATATAATCCAATTCACCAAACGTAAAATTATTTTCAAACTGACGTCTAAATGGAATCTGAATAGGGGTTGATCGTAGTTCTTCTTGAACGCGCGGCGGAACATAGTGTTGTATAGTGGAGAGCAAAATTGTAGGATTGCCTAATTGTTTAATAGGTGCGAATGTATTGCTATTGCCGTCCGCATCCTGATATTGGAATTCAGCTACATTCCAAGGATAAAATGCTGGATTCTGTTTATCAATTAAAGAGTCGCTACATACAACTAAATCTTCTAGTTTCCTCAGTGTAGCTTTAATTCTAAATTTCTGCCAAGCCATTGCTACAAATGGAAACCCGCCATCTCCAGGACATTGCATACCAGGAAGAGGTAGCTTAATGCGTAATTTACCAGGGGTAGCTCTTAACTGAAGCCCTCTTACAGTAGGTAAATCTGTATTAGGATCAATTGTTTCATTAAGACCACCTACAACCTGTTCTAAAAAGCTACTATTATAAGAGCCCTCTGATAGCTGTTTTGCTAGTAATCCGTCACCACTCCATTCTTGAATGAGGTTCTGATCCTGATAGAATTGGATTTTTTCAAAAAGAAAGTATCCAACATAATTAACATATCCATATGAATATCCAGTAGAGCTACTTGTTATAGGATATAATCCATTCACTGTTTTAGCCTTGTATAAAGAAGAAGTTGTGGGGAGCAAGGGAAGTAAAGGTAAATCAGGAATCCAGGTTGGTAAATCAATTTCAAAGGCGCATTCTGTCATAACATCGCCATATGGGTCTATTTCAACTTCAAACGTATTACCCCAAGTAGTACCATTAATTGGTACCATTGTTTTACGTTCAGCTAGATGATGTGCGGAGGAATCATAACTGGCATCATAAGGATAAAAGCTTTCTTTAGAATCTTTAAGGAAATATGTATCTTTTATTCCTTTGGCCACAAGCTCAAACAATGCGCCCTGGCCACTAGATTGATTAATTGCGGCCATTCTATCCTATAGAGACGAATGTAAGTTTAAGTTTTATTTAATTTATCTAGTTTTACAGATATATTTAAATAAAATGTTTTAGACCCTAAGCCATTAAATGACGGATTAGACTGGAAAGAAGACCAGATAATAGGGAAATACCTAAGGCTTGAGGAAAGTTAAACCGTTTTGTTAAGATTACTAGCACTGCAATAGATGATAGTAATGCCACTGATAATACACTTAAACCCTCACTAATTACAGCACCAACGCGTTGCTTCATGGCCATCATTTTAGACAGAACGAAGTGAGTGATAGCAGCCGTAAAGAGGGATGCCACAATCATTACTGTCATAACACCCATCCAATCCAGTTTATAGCTAAAAGCAGCAATATAAACAGCAGCAATGTTTAAAGCAGAAATTATTACAGCCTCCATAGTTACTTCAGTTGTACTTTTCATCATTTTATATTCAGTAGTAAGAAATTAATTATTATATTGATCATAAAATAACTGAATTATTTCAACTGTTTTATCTGTTTTATTATCAATCCAATATTGAACATTTGATTTTAATTGTTCTAATCTATTATTCCATTCCTCTATCTTATCTTTTTTAATTTGACATATACCTTTACTATTATTGTACCAGCAAGAACTAATTACATTATTATTTATATCTTTATAGCTATCAGGATTAAATCTAATAAATACAAGAGGTCTATGTGATATATCTTTAGATATTTCCATAATTCTTTTATTTTCACAACTACAATCATAATCTAAATGTTGATTTTCATCTATTTCAATAACTATAACTTGATATCCTAAATCTATTAATATATCAGGTCTTCTTTTAGAACATCCATCAATAACAGTTTTATCTGTAATTATGGTTATACCCAAAAACTCTTTTTTGATATATTCAACTACATTTGATTCTTTAGTTTTATAATTAAAAGAATTAGGCCTATCAGGAAATAAATAAACAAAACAACGTAAGCAATATCCGTCATATTTTCTATTATGTGATATACGTGTATTACACATTGGTGTTTTACATTGAGGATCTTTTACATTAATCATATTATCTTTTTTATGACTTGAACAATATATAGCAGATTTATAACCCGAATAATTATATAATGGTATAATATTACAATTATCTTTGTTACATTTTTATCAACTA